AAGCAATTTGACCACGTAACGAGTCCATATCAAGTGCAGGACATTGTTTCCAAGCATAATTAGGATATTCTTGGTGCCCCCAAACATCTTGTGCTTCATTTACATTTGGTAGAACTTTAAATAAGACTTCAATTAATCCATACATGCTCTTTAGCTGCGGTAAAGTTGGCGGATTATAACGTAAATCACCCACTAAACAAACTCCTAGTGATCTTCGATTGGAATCTCCAACATGAGGAGTTTTAACTGCAAGATCTGCAGCCCATTGGATTGTCCCGTCTTTAAGGATGACAAATGCATATCCCATCCTGGACCAACCGAGAGTTCCGATATGGTAATTAGCAAATGCGTGTGCATCGCCTTCTTCTGTTAAGCTTTGATGTAAAGCTATTGATGTAATGTCTTCAATAGCTCTGTATGCCGTGAGTATAGTCTTACTCACTCTTATGGAGTTCCGGATATCCTGGACTGGCAAATTACCGAAATCTATTTTCATTTTCCATCACGCTCCATTAATTTTTTGCAAAATAAAACAACAACCCTATGGCTCCTAAGAAAACGCCACCTATGATTGTTGTTCCTGCCCAAAATATGATTTTATCAATTTTTTTCAACTGAGATTCATACCCATCAATACGCTCGATTCTCAATTCATCTATTTTATCTAAACGATGATGAGCGCTTTTTGCGCTTTGAAGAGCTTCTGCAGATACTTCTTTTACATTTCCGAGATTGTCCATCTTTGTTTCCAATCTAGCTAAACTCATTAAAATCTCTTTTTCCGTATTCACTTGTACGGCCTCCATTCAGATGACCTCCTTTACCCCATAAAAAATACGCCCTCATCGGCGTTATTGTGCTAATTCTCCAAGCTCAAGAGCTTCAAGTTCAGCTTTCACTTGTGGTTTCAATGTATCCGGTACCTGGCTATAAGTTTTATAACCACGAACAATTAAAGTTACATAAACAGTGACCATATCAGAATTCACCTCCATTCGTAAAAGGTAAATAATCATTTTAAACCTCTGTAGAAATTTCACGATCAAGCATCTCCTGAACTTCAGCACGATGGATCTCCGGTACCTCTTCAATTGTTTTGACCCCAGCCTTAACTAATTTGAAATAAATTACCACCATTAAGTTCCACCTCCAAGCACCATCTCGTAAATTTCTGTTATGGCCAACATGTTCGCGATATTATCCTCTTTAGTTATGGCTAATTCTTTTTCTAGTTGTTCATTTTTTTCGGTCAAAATTTCTATTTCAGTTTTTGGGATAACAGGTGGAATGTCTTTAATTTCCTCCCATGCTGCTTGGAGTTCTTCATTTGTTGGTTCTGGTACTGCTATGTTCCATTCACTAATAAAAGGACCATTTCCGTCCAAAAGTTCCATAATGGTAAAATCTTTTAACGGCACTGCATCTGGGTACAGATGTAAGATAGTTTTCGCTATGTCCATCTTTATCCTCCTATGGTGTAATTTGTACTACTGAAAGGAATGAATCTGTAGAATAAGTAGTTGCTACAGAGCCGAAACCGAAAATTTCGATATAATCACCTACAGCAAGTTTTAGGGTCGCAGAGCCATGTATCCCCAAGTTAGCAGATCCAGGCGAAACAACCTTACCCAGAGTAAGAAGATTCACACCATTTTTATATAAGTAAAGTTCACCTGCAGTATACTGGTCTAAGTCGAAACGTACGGTAGTGGAAAAGTGGTAAAGGCCCGCTTTTGCTGCAGTAAACCGATAGTTTGTTGTACTCCAGCGCGAGTTGGCGTTACCTTGTGGTGTTCCTTTAAATGCTACCTTCGTCATAACCGTAGCAGCAATACTTTGCGCTGTGACCATTTCAACATAGAAACCTGTACGTGTAGCGCTATCGTCATCGAGTTTTGCATTCCAGTTAGCTTTTTCTGTATCTGTAACTAAACGGTTACTAGCATCTTCAACGATTTGAGATCCTGCAATACTACTCCAAACCGCCGTACCGTCTGCCGAGTATTCTAAAAACTGATTCGCCGCGCCCCCTGCTGGTATATGCTTGTTACCTGCCGTAGTAGGGTGGACGTAGTTATTAGCACTTGCCGCAATTCCATCTAGCTTTGTTTTATCGGCTGCACTCATAGCTCCATCGGCTGCGGTTGTCGCATTTGATATATCAAAAGTTACTTTATCGTTTGTTGCGTCTGGAGTAATCGTAATAGGTGCTGTAGCAGCAAATGTAAGCGTATCTGTTTGTGTATCAGCTGCGATTGTCGTAGCCCCTACTACTACATTAGAAAAGGCGTTCTGATTAACGTCTGCGCTAGCAGATATTCCGTCCAGTTTACTTTTATCACTTGCTGCCATTAATCCGTTTGCTGCGGTAGTAGCGACTGCTGTACTAGCCTTACCATTCCAGTTCGCTTTTTCTGTATCTGTTACGAAACGATTATTAGCATCCTGTGTAATGATAGAAGGCGGGTGATTTGCTGGATGAGAATAATTGTTTGCTCCTGCTGCTATTCCATCTAACTTTGACTTATCCGCGGTACTCATAAATCCTGCTGCTGCGGTTGTCGCGGCAGGGTGAGCTGTTCCAGATGCACCCACATGACTTTTTGGCGCATAATTTGCGTCAGCTTCTGTCTTGCTGTAAGCCCCAACCTGCGCAGCAGTTACAGCATGTGGATTTGAAGTATCTGTTGTATGAGTGTTTAAGTTATTCTGTACGACGGTTGCTTTTGCTTGGGACCCAGTTACAGTTTCAATTTCCGTACTTAATGCGATCGTTACCTTATCGTTCGTGGCGTCTGGTGTCAAAACGACATTCGTTCCTGCAGCTAATTCTAGCGTATCGGTTTTACTGTCTGACGCAATCGTAGTAGTACCAACTTTAACATTCGCGAAGGTATTTTGATTAACTTCTGCCCCTGTTGCTATACCGTCGAGTTTTGTCTTGTCTGCTGCTGACTGAAAGCCTGATGCCATTTGGGTTGCGTTCGCATGGGCTGTTCCACCTGAACCTTTATGATTATTTAGATCTGTTTGTACATTACTTACAGCCTCGTCTGCATGTGCAATCGCGTTACCCTCTGCTGTGTCAGCTTTTCCCAATGAGGCTTGTACAGCAGTATCAAGATCAGCTTTAGGGATTCCTGATGCCGGCTTTGTATATTTGCCGTTTGCAAGGTCATATGTGGTTTTAACGGCTGAAGATGTCGCAGCTACAGTTGTACTGGTACTGTTAGTAGCGCTTGAAAGTTGGACAACCCCTTTTGCTGAAGTTGTCCCGTCTGGTAATTGAGCCACAGGAACTTTACCAGCTACCAACTGTGCAATTGTTTGTCCGGCACGGTCCGTATGAACAGCATTTTGTTGTACTTCTAATAAAGCTTGATGGGTCGTATAGAGAAACCAGTTCCACCAATCTGCTGGTGGTCTGTCGTCTGGTAACCACCCAGTGTCTATCTTACTTTGTGGCGGTTTTGTACCAAGATTATTCCATTCTGGTAATGGCTTGCTAAAAGGCATTCTTCAACCCTCCTTTTATATTGGTAATTGTAGCGTTTGATCTGGTTCAAACGTTGCTCCTAATGTCCCGCCTCGGCTTTGATCTAATGGAGCGAATCCTGTTTCGGTATTCGTTTCCAAAACATTATTTTGTGAAGAGAATCCAAAAGTACCACGCAGATCGACAGCAGCAACTCGTATTCCTGCAGCTACGACCTTTTGAGCGATATATCCAAACTGTACAGCTGTCATTCCGACTTTGTTTAATTCTGCGAGTGGAACTCCTTCAATAACAACCGCCGCTGGATCATTCTCTTCATATAAAGCCCTTATTTTAATTTTTGTTGGGTCTGCGTTTATTGATCGTGCTAAGGCATAGATCACACTATTAAAAGTCCCATCACTTGAATTTCGGGCAATACGGGCTTTAATGAGTACACGCATTATTTCATCTGTTGCCTGTCCTCTTCTTTGACCTGAATTTTCCCCGATCATATCTAGAGTTGATCCTTCAGCAAGATTTATATCTCTCCAACTTTCAATCTTTGAAAATGTCACATTCAAGGTGTCAATTTGTTCAGAAAGCAACAAGACCATTTTCCCAACGTTGGAATCACTCTTTTTCGTAAACAGATCGGGTAATTTCCGTATTATATCTGTGTAAACACTCATACAGTCACCAAGATGTTATCAGCATCAATCTGTGCAACCTCGCTCGTATTAATCGCAAGATTACTAGCCCCTTGTGTTCCAGCACTCTTACCAATCGTAACAGTCGCATCGACTACACCCTGAATTCCCATTACAGCAGCCAATATTTTAGAGTAAATCACATCTTCACCCATATTTAAGCCGACATAAAGTGTTCCGTCACTCGATGCTCCTCCTATGATTCTCACAATGGAGTCTTTCACTTCTGTTACACCAGTAGTTGTAAAAGTATTGTCTGTTGTTAAGGTAACATTTGAAAATATAGTAATCTGAGTGGCCGGAGTAAAACTTATTGTATGGCTATTACCAGAGATATCTTTGACAACATACGAGTCAGTACCGAAGAATTGAAGACCTACGTAATGATTGAAAAGAGTGTCCGCAATGATCTGACCTTCTCCGCCTAAAACATAAACTGCGTTACTATGAGGAGGTTGTCCATTTACTGTTGTGTTTGCGTTGTTTACAGAAATGTTTGCTGCTCGCACTCCAGCTATTCCAAGGACGGAAGATACTATTGCATCAGGTGTGCCACTTCCTACGTTAGCTCCAGAGCTTTTAAGGCGTGCCAAAAGTTCCGCATCCGTTTCCTCATCCCTACCACCCTCAGAAGCCAAAGGATTAGTCACATCATATATATCCGCACTTGGTTCAGACTGAACTATAATGGATCCGGAGGGAACATTACCAACGATACCAGCTGTTAAACAGACTGCACTGCCATTGCCTAGTCCATTCAAGTCTAGGATCACATTTTCAGTTAGTGCATAATCAATTCCACTTTCCGTTTCGAATCGAGTCCCCTCTAAAATGGTCGAATTGGGTACTCCGGAAAAAGAGAGGTCCACAATTGCGAACTGTTCCGGATTTCGTGAGGTGTTAAAAAAAGCTGTAAGCCGATCTAACTGGATACCTTCTGCCTTTGTAATGAATGCTGAATTATATACCTTTTCCGCAAGCTCCCATGTTTTTGAAAGGAACCAAGAGAACAAACGAATAAATATACCGAGGGGACTTCTTTCAGAAAGGTTCGCATCTTCTCCAAAAAGAGTTTTTGCTCTAGCCTCCATTTCCGTTTGAAGTTCAGCATAATTTTTCCGTTTAAAACCAAACCTATCAAGCATTTAAGTTCACCCCCTCAATAAGTAAACTTGTATTATCATTTTTAAGTAGAACCAAATCGATCAGTAATTTTCGTCCTACTTTTTTAAATTTAATTTCTTCAACTAAAGAAATCCTGTTCTCAAGAGACAAAGCTTCTATTATGCTATCTCTTGCTTCATTTTCATTAAAAAGTTTGTTTAGAAAGACTTCTCGATTCAAACCAAATTCCTCATTTAGAAACCATTCTTCTAATGCCGTTTGGAGGACCATTCTCACGGACTGAGCAAGTTCTTCGTCTTCTTTGACCATTAAAAAAGAACCTTGTTCAAAAACAAAGTCCCCATCTGGATTTAATAGTATGCTATTCATGATTAGACACCCTCCCAGATGCCAATGATTACACAATCTCGTATATCATGAGTACGACTTAATGTGGGATCAAAGGGAACTTTTTGAAGGTTATCAATCGATCTTTCACTTACACCACAAAAAACAACATCATTTGCGACTAGTGCGCCAACGTGTTTTAACACCGGTACCTTTAAAATCATTGGATATTTAACAGGTGTATCCCCCTTTACTACCTGCGTAAACAACACCTCAATATCAGCCTCTTTTGTGGAGCTGTAGTACTTTACAACTCGTGCAGGGACGAAGGTGTGAAGTGACATTTTTATATTACGAATCATTGAATCTACAAATTTAGTATTTGAACTCATAACCAACCCCCTCTACACGCATTCGAACTCAGTGATAAAGTCATCAGCATCGGCGATATGCTTTCCCTTAAAAGCTCTATAGACTCCGTTTGCAGACTTAGATTTAATGGTTAGAATGCTACAAGTTGTAATTCTATGCTGGAGGAGACACTTTACTGTGTATCCTCTTACAGCCTTATCCTCTGATCCTTTTTTATCCGTAATTTCAAATTCTGAAGGAGATCCAATGAGGCCGGTATTTTCCTCTAAAGTAAACTTTTCATCTGTACCGATCTCTACAGGTCGAATCACGAGTTTACCCCTTCTGTGATACATAATAGATCCGCAGTCCCTTACTACTTCTTCTAAATTATTCATGATAAGCTGCGTAACAATATAACCTTTTTTATAGATTACATTCTTTTTCAAAGTGATAGGTGCACCTAATTTTATTCCAAGAACGCTAACCAAACGCTTAATAATTGTTAAACCATCAGTTCCCTGTTTGAAACCAATCGATAGACTATCCTTTTTGTTTGTCGTGTCTTTTGTAACCTTAATCCTGGTAAAGTCCTCACCCTCAATAAAATATATGCTTGTTATTTTATCAAGCCCTTCCCACTTGGTTACAATTTTACTTACAACACCTGATGATAATACCCCTACGTCACCTGCATAACCTGCTTGTATTGAAGCCGATTGATCTTTCTTCAGACGAGACAAGGTACTCTGTGACAAGTTATATATTTCAATTTTGCTTTGATTTGGCTGAATATCGTCATCAAAGGGAGCTTCAAATCGGATTTCTAACTCATCATTAGTAAAAACCGCGTCTCCTACTGTGATTTTGATTACACGGTTATAATTATTCATCTATATCAGCCTCATCCGCAATGTAAAGGAATACCGAGATACCGAAATTATCCCAAGTGATACGCCCTTCCTTTTGAGCTAAGTCCCTTGGAACAATACTAGGAGCCGGAAGATCTAAACTTGAAAAATCATTCCATAAAGGTTGATTAAGTGTCAATTTTTCCCCTAGAACGAGTGGTACCTCTTGATCAAAACTATCTGGGCGATAAAGATCTACGGTGAAAAAATCTCCTGACTCATTATAAGAAAACTCGAGGGTGAATGTTTCATTAGCTAGGTCAATTTCAAAGCGCTCCGGAAGTTCACTCTTATTTACGTCGATATACTCCACTATTTCACCCTCGCTTTCCCACCGATTGGAATTTTAGTATCCGGCCAATTGTTCCAGCTTCTCAGTTGCTGAATGGAAGTTCCATACTTTTTAAAAAGGTACCAGTATGTTTGGCCTTTTCTTATAACGTGATAAACGGCTGTTGATTTCCTAGGTGTTTTAGATATTGGTTTCTTTTTACCTGTATTGGATACTGGCTTTCGTGTTGCTTTTTCTTGTGGGTTTGCCTTAATCCATGCAGTTTTTGTAATTCGAATTCTTCGTAATGAAATCTTTATAGCTGCGCCATTTGCCACAGAAGAATCATGATCCCCTGAAATATCGGTTATGATAACGTCTTGTGCTACCATTTTACCTACATATTTTGTGATCTCGCCTTTTTCCATCATGCTCTTTAATTGAGCCATGGAATTCTCCCAAGAGTTCGACAGTATATACCCAGAGATGGAGAATTCCGATGGACGTTTCGCTACATGATCAGTAAAAGGCTCCCCTTTTTCAACCGCATACATTGTTGCTTCTATCTTGTGTGATTCGCCTTCTTTTTCTATGTGAAGGGATACGTTACCTAATTTAGCCATTAACGAATCACCTCTGGATCATAAAGTGTACTAAGGAGATCAAAAGCTTCATCCATTGCTTCTTGAATCTGTTTCTTTACCGAATTACCATCGCCATTGTCTGATGACACATTAATAACAGGAGCGAACACAATTGAGCGATCCGAGCTAGTGTT